AGAGACCTTCTCATGAAGAGAACTTTAAAGAACGGCAAATCATTGCAGTTCATCTACACGGGGCGCACCCAAAGTGAATTTCACACGCCAGGAAAACCAATCTTGGGTAACAGTGATGGCGCACCTCCAGTAGCTGAGAAAACTGTGACAGTAGATGATCTACTTATCAGTTCAGCTTTCCTTTATAATTTAGACGAGACCCTTGCTCACTACGATTTGAGGTCAGAGATCTCTCGTAAGATTGGCTACGCTCTCGCTGAAAAGTATGACAGACTCGCTTTCAGAGCTGTTACACGTGGAGCAAGATCAGCATCACCTATCACTAAGACTAGCTTTGTTGAGCCAGGTGGTACACAGATTCGCGTTGGTGCAACAACCAATGACTCCGATGCTTATGTTCCTGCGAACTTAGTAAACGCTTTCTACGATGCAGCTGCTGCACTAGACGAGAAAGGAGTAAGTACTGACGGAAGAGTAGCGGTATTAAACGCACGTCAATATTACGAATTGATCCAGCAAACTGGAGATTCAGGTCTAGTTAACAGAGACTCACAAGGTACAGCCAGACAATCTGGTAATGGAATTGTAGAGATCGCTGGTATCAAGATCTACAAGTCAATGAACATTCCGTTCCTTGGCAAATATGGTACTGCTTACGGCGGAACCACAGGTGTTACAGCACCAACAAACACAGGCTCATTCGTGAGCGTAACCCCAGAAGATGCCTCTGGTGCACAAACAGGTATCAACAACGACTACGGTACTAACACAGAACTCGGAGCTAAGTCTTGTGGACTTATCTTCCAACGTGAAGCTGCTGGTATAGTCGAAGCTATCGGACCTCAAGTTCAAGTAACGAAGGGTGATGTTTCGGTTATTTACCAGGGTGATGTGATATTAGGTCGTTTAGCCCTCGGAGCAGATTATATTAATCCTGCTGCTGCGGTCGAATTGTATGTAGGTGCTTCAGCTCCTTCTGCATTCTAACTATTAAGGGAGTCATTACGGCTCCCTTTTTTTTATTCATAAATATTTATACCTATGGCTTTCCCTAC